AAGTCCTTAATAATATGACTTATCATGACAAAGGTTTTGCCTGACTGCTCAGGCTTGCAGATAAGCTGGAATTTCATCCACTTATCAGTATCAACAGTAGTTACGTATTCTGACATTTTTCTAAAAACTTGGTATGATTATAACTGTATTATTTTAAAATTGTTAAGTTTAAAACTAGTAAAGTTATTTATTTTATTTAATACTTTTTAGTATTTGAATTCTTTTTTTTCATTTTTTTTGTAAAATATAAAAAAAATGAATTCACTCAAAAAAATTATTTTTTGCTGATTTTTTTCTTAAATTCAATATTTTTTTGGTTTTTTTACACTTGAACTTGCCTCGTTTAAGACCTTTGCGATTAATAATCGTTTTCGTGCAAATTCCAATTGCTCTTGCTTCATTTTCTATATCTACTTTTTTGATACACCTGCATAATTTTTCTGCAAGTATTTTTTCTGCATTCAGCTTTATTTCCTTGTAAGTTGAAGGGATATCCATTTTGTAAAAATTTAGAATTTTAATATAGTCACTTTTATTCATTTTGTCCATATTATAAACACAAATATTTAAATATAAGTAGAAAATAAAATAGGTTAATAAAATAATCTGATTTTTATATAATATTAAAAAATAGTATATAACACTCGAATAAATGAATACAAATAATTTAAAAATAGTAGTCTTTGATTTTGACGAAACATTAGGATATTTTGTAGAATTAAGTATATTTCTTGACTGTATCAACAAATATTTAAAATCAGAATTAAAACTTCCTGAACTAACGCAGGACCAATTTAATGATTTGCTTGATTTATACCCTGAATTTTTGAGACCAAATATAATTGCTATTTTGAATTATTTAAAATATAAAAAGGAGTCTAAATGTTGCAATAAATTGATGATTTATACGAACAATCAAGGTCCGAAAAAATGGGCAAATTTAATTATTTCTTATTTTGAAACAAAGCTAAAGCATAAATTATTTGACCAAGTAATATCCGCATTTAAGATAAATGGCAGACAAATAGAAATATGTAGGACTTCGCACGAGAAATCACACAAGGATTTTATTCGATGCACCAAATTGCCAAATACAGCTGAAATCTGTTTTTTGGATGATAATTATTATCCTCAAATGTCCCATAAAAACGTATATTACATAAATATTAAACCATATATACACGACTTACCGTTTCAAGAATTACTCAAACGGTTTACAAATAGCAATATTTTGTCAAGTAAAATAGTAGACAAATCGGATTTTAATAATAAAATGATAGACCAATTTAAAGAATACAATTTTGAAATTAAAGAGAAAAATATGGAAGAATACAATATTGACAAGATACTTAGTAAAAAAATTATGGTTCATTTGCAGGATTTTTTTAACACGTCTTTGAATGACTCTTCTTCTTATTCAAATAAAAATTTAAAAAAAACACATAAAAATCATCAAGGCAAAAGTAAAAATAAAAATAAAAGCAAAAAGAATCATTATTAACACATGAAATTTAATAAAATAATGAAAAAATTAGTATAAATATTATTGTATATATAAAATAATGCAAAAATTTAATAAAAATATTATATATATTTATTATATGATTCAAGAAACTGTAGCCAACATTCATAGCACACAAAATTCAAGAATATACGAGAGAAATATCCCATCGCAACCACTTCAACCATACATAGATGTTAGATCCGTTTCAACAAAATACTCTTATTTACCAATTGTCGACCCAAGAAAGAATATTAGTGTCCCTTTAATACGATTGCCTGATTATAGTCCTCATAACGTTTTTAATCCAGGAAATACCCAATCTCCTTGGTCTGGATTTGCAACAAATATAAATCGCGAGTCTGAATTGAGAAACCAAATATTTGCTTTACAGAAATGTAGTCAATCTACTTATGTTCCAGAGAGTAAAAGTGACCTATATGAGTATTCTTTTTTCCCTAAACATGTCCAACAAACGCACTCTTTATTGTTTCAAAAAGAGCATTTTGATGCCTTTAATCCGAATCCAGATAATAAAATAGTTGGGTTTGGTGCTTTTAATAATTCAACAAGGTGTCAAGTAAAAGATCTGACACAGTGAACTTAACCTTTTTAACTTAACAAACAAATGGTAAGTTTAAATTATATTATTTATTTAAATTTAAATAATATAATAATGTCATCAGAAGAAGAACCAACTACAGATTTAAGTATAAATTCAGATTCATTTGTAAACCAAGTGACTTTACAATTTCTAATGAATAAGACACAATTTAGCAAATATCTTGAAAAAAAGACTTCGGATTCTACTTCAAAGAGAGAAAGGAAGTTTTATAGTCAACGGTTTTTAAAGTTGGCGAAACGAATGTTGTTTAAGAAAAAAAGTGTAGAAGATATGCCGTCCGATATAAAATTTGGGTTTGAAAGTTTATTAAAATCTTGCATTCATCACTTTAAAATGACCGACCACACAGAGGCAGTTCAAGCAGAATATGATAAAGAGGATTCAGAAGAAGAAGACGCAGTTATAGAAGATGAAGAAGACTTAGAAGACGCAGTTATAGAAGAGACAGTCGCATCCTTTAAAAGCTTAGAAGACGCAGACTTAGAAAATCAAAATAAAAGGGAAATAAAAGAAAAGGGAAAAAGGAAAACAGTTGATAAATTAAGGAAAAAGAAAAATATAGATATTAATTATGAGGACATCAAAAATGAGGAAATTTCTTAAAAGGAAAAAGAAAAAAAGTAAAAGAAAACTAATAGAAGTTAAAACAGTTGAAGAAATATATAAAGTAACAAAAAAAAACAAACCACAAAATTTAAATAACAACTCATCCTTGCACAATACGTTAAAAAATTTTCACGCAAAAAAAATCCGTTGCAGTCCTAAAAAAAAAGAGGAGCTAAACATGTTTTCTTGTTATACGGACAAAACCCTTTTTAAGCTGCGCGATTTATGGAATGCGAGACACCCAGACGCGTTAATTAATTCCAACAATGGTGAAGAAATACACAGTCAACTATCAAAATACATGAATCAAGTATGTAGCACAGAATCGTGTTGGTTAAAACAAAACTTTGTAGATTCTAAAAATGTCTCTACGATTCAAAAGGAATCTTTTGCACCCCTACAACCAGGTGATTGGAAGAAAAATCCAGATGAATGGTTAACAAGTATGGATATTGTGAATGTAATGAAGCAATTTGAAAACGCATATAAATGTTTCGAGTTTATTGGACCGTCTCCAATTGATTTTGATAAAAAACTGTTGTTTGGAGAATGTGTTTGGGATGAATTGTGCAAATTTAGTGTTAAAGACCAAATTAAACGCGGCAAATTTAAAATAGGTTTAGTTTTCAATACAGATACTCATGATAAATCTGGCGAGCACTGGATTTCGATGTTTATTAATATAAAAAAAGCGCATATTTACTTTTTTGATAGTGTAGGAGAAACGGCGCCCAAAGAAGTCAAGGTTTTTGTAGACAGGGTTATTAAACAAGGTAAGGAATTAGGAATTCATTTTAAATATGATGAAAATCATCCTGTAGAGCACCAATATGGAGAGACGGAATGTGGAATATATTCTTTGTTCTTTATTGTTCATATGCTACAGGATAAAATTACTGAACACTATTTAGAAACACATGTGCTAAAGGACAAGTTTATGAGCGAGTTTAGAGAGAAGTATTTTAATAAGTGTTTATAACAAATAAAATAATAAAATAATAACAAAATAAAATAATAAAATAATTTAAATGCAAAAAATATAAATAGTATTTATTATATTATTTATATTAATAAAATGAGCAAAAATGATTTTCTAACCAAACCCAATGTTTCTCTCTTATGGGAAGTAATAATGGACAACGAAATTATGAAAAATAAACCTCAAGCTGAAATTTCACAAATCATTGATATTTTTAATGTCAATCTAAAAAAGTTTCATGATGCTACCAGTAATAACAATTTAACCGACCTAAATAAAAATTATATTACGGTAATGATGAATTTTATCAACAAAAATTTTAGTAAGCCGGCAATAACTTCTCTCTCAAACCAGAAAAAAGGATTGGTTACTTATGAGGAAATACAAAATGACCGGTTGTCTAAATTTGAAAAAGATTTCAATAGCAAACAGCAAGAATTTACAAGTGCAATGGCATTACCAATTCCACCTACACCGGATTTTAGTGATAAAAAGGATGAACCGCTTTCTGAAATAGAGGTTGAAGTGAAACGATACATGGCACAAAGAAATTACGATGTGGAGCAATTAAGTAAAACTTTAAATAATAATGATAGTCAACAAGCTAGCTCTTGGTTAAAACCACAAGAGACGTCTTTGAAGACGGATAAACAACCTTTATCTATAATGAATCCTTCAATGAATTCTTCAATAAATTCTAATCCAATTAAATACATAAAAATAGATAATGAAACAAATATTAATACAAATGTGATACAAAATGATGTGATTGATTTGACTGCAAAGAAAAAAAAAATTTCGTGGGCAAACAAATTGGAAGGAGAAGGAGAAAAAGAAGATGAAAATCTAGAGCAAAATACGATGGATATTTTTTCAAAATTGAAAATGATTCCGAGTCCAAGTCCAAGTAAAAAAGATGAAATTGGTGAGTTGAAAGAAGAAATAAAGGTTTTACATCAAAAACTAGATACTATTTTACAATTGTTAAGTAAAAATTAACTTTCTTTAAATTATAAATCATCATTATTTTTTAATAATAAATTATTCGCAGTTTTATAATACGGATTATCATAAGATAGTTTAGATGTATTATTATTTATTTCAGTGTGAATTCCATTTAATATAAATGAATCTTTTGCAGGTAAATATAGTATACCACTTTTTTCTAAAAATATGTTTAATGAATAAATATTTATTCCGCTGCCTGATTTGTATCTTTCAAAATCATCATTTAAATCAGAATATATTTCAATTTTACCATTTTTTTCAAACCTTTGTGGGTCAATAAAAATAATATTACCTGTTTCAGTATACCAAATTGCTACAGCATGATTTGATGAAACAGTTGGATATACGAATAATGTAATAAATCCTCTTCCAATACTAGAACAAATTTTTTGCAGTTTATTTATATATAATTTAACTAATTCTTTTTTTCCTTCATTTGTATTTTTCATAATATCAATTTGTTCATTAATACGTATATCTCTATTTAGAGAATCAGGTTCCATATTCATGTCACTTATTTCATCGTGTATTGAAAAACCAGTCCATCCCATTTTTAAAGTAGTATTTATATTTGGGTTTTTAACTGCGTCTTCTTTATTCATTACTGTGCCACTTAATAAATTATTTACATGTTCTTCTAAATTTATAATTTTCAAAAAAAAAAATATATTTGAACCACATGTTCCTTTTGTATTTTTAAAAAAAAGTGTATTTTTACTAGCTTCTACTATTCTGTTTATAACAAATTTATCTTTTGTAAATGATAAAGAATACGTAAATAATGAATTAAATGATAAAAATATCATTATTAAATATAAAAAAGAAAACT